ACACTTGGAGAGAATATCGGCACAAGTCTGACTACAATATTCAACACATTTGATTTTGGAATGGTGGCCGAATCAATAGGTATGTTTGTGATAGGATTGCTTGATACTCTTATAAAGATTGTCCAAACAACCGACTGGAGCAAGCTCGCTGTGGGCATAGAACAGATGCTTACATCTATAGACTGGCTAGGTATAGCGAGCAGGCTTTACACGCTTTTCTATTCCGCAGTTGGTACGGTGTTCGGAATGCTTGCAAGAGTAGTTGCAGACTTGATAATAAAAGGATTTACAAAGGCTAGAGATTACTTCGGCAAAGAAATAGAAGATTGTGGGGGTAACGTTGTACAAGGCCTTTTAAACGGAGTTAAGAATGCTTTGATAGGCATAGCCGGATGGGTGTACAAAAACATGATAAAGCCGTTCATTGACGGAGTAAAGAATGGTTTTGGAATACACAGCCCTTCAAAAGTTATGGAGGAAATAGGAACTTACCTGTGGGAAGGATTTTGTAACGGAGTCAAGAATACCTTTTCAGCTCCTATAAATTTTATAAAGCAGAATATAACAGATCCGTTTGTAAATGGAGTGAAGGGGCTTTTGGGAATACATAGCCCTTCAACCATAATGCAGGAAGTCGGAGGGTTTACCGTAGAGGGATTCAATCAAGGAGTATCACAGAAGCAAGTAAGCACTCAGTCAATAATACAATCATGGGCGAGTGGAGTAAGTAGTTGGTTTGTTACAAAGCTTGGAATAAACAGTAATACTTCTTCTGAGGCTCAAAAATGGGCTTCAGGAACCATAACAGGCTTTAATACCGGAGTTACATCAAATTATAAAACTACTCAAAATGTTATAGAAGCGTGGAGTAAAGCGGTAAGAACGTGGTTTATAGGTGCAGGAAGCGACAAGGGCGTCAATAAAGAATCTTGGACTAAGTTCGCATTAGATATAATAACCGCTTTCAAAGATAAAATACTTGGGTCTAATACAGATACACAAAGCCCTGTAGAACTTTGGGCACAGAACATTAGAAAATGGTTTGTGGATGAGAGTGAGGCAAAAGGTATAAATGCTAAGTCATGGACTAAATTTGCACAAGACATAATCACTGCATTTAAAACAAAGATAGAGATTAGCCACACGGAAACAAAAACACCTATGCAGACATGGGGCAAAAATGTAACAGAGTGGTTCTGGGGAGATGGCAACACTTCCGGATCAGGAGGCTTGTATCAGTCTTTTTACAACATGGCTAAGCGTATAAATGAGGGATTCGCAAAAGGTATTAATGAATTTGGTCATATGGCCAAGTCTGCTGTAAGAAAGTGGGCAAGAGAAGCTGTGGAAGAAGCAGAAAAAGTATTTAAAATACATTCTCCTTCAAGAGAGTTCCGTTCCATAGCTGAATATGTGGTAAAGGGATTTAATGCCGGTATTGCAGATACAGCTAAGACATCCATAAGCGAGGCGCAGAAATGGCTGAGCGGAGTAATAGATGTATTTGACGGCATTGATATAGGCGTTCCTATAGGCTTAGATATTCCTAATGCGTCTTCGTATATACCGAATGTTGCTAAGGGTAAAATAACACCAACAGGAACAGGATATGTGGATACTCTAAAGGCAAGCTATGAGAATAAGGACGACGTTCTTGGTATGTTAGCAGATAAAATGCAAGCAAGCAATGGAAGTACAGAGCCTTCTCAGATTGTAATAAAGTTTGACAGCAGTCTTGGAGCTCTCGCAAGGCTTTTGAAGCCTGAGCTTGATAAAGAGGCAAAGAGAAAGGGAGTGAGCCTTGTTTTGGTAGGAGGTAATTAATGGCTAATATTTTTAGATTAGACGGCAGGGAGTACAATGTAAATGTACTTGAACTTAAAAGAAAGTTCGCTGTAACAGATACAGAAAACTCCGGTCGTACTACCGATTATGCTATGCATAGAGATATTATCGGTACATTTTACAACTATACAATGAAGGTTGCTCCTAAGGGTTTAGATATGGCATCATACAATCAATTTTATGACGCTATATCTAATCCGTCTTTTGCAAGCCATGATATAACGGTGCCTTACGGGAATGAAACTATGACTTTTAAAGCATATGTTACTCAAGGCGAAGATGATCTGATGGTAAGAAACGGTAAAAACTGCTGGGGCCTTACTGAAGGATTGTCAATAAACTTTATAGCTATGGAGCCACAGAGGAGAAGATAATGAGATGGGATATACAAACAGAAACAAACAATCAACAGGAATATTCCACTCTTGATACTTTATTTAGCACTGAGAATTCTATGCAGGGGTTTGCGTATTGCCTGCCTAGATATTCTAAATTGAACGGAGATTATATAAATGCTCCTGACAATATACCGCAAGGCTTAGGTGGGTACATTAGCAGTAGTCTATCGGATCGCAATTGCAATTTTGCTGATATACCCACAATCACAGTTAAATATGACAGGCTAAAGACAAGCAACGGTATACAGCTTAAATTTAATCTTTTATCGGGCGATTATGCAAAGAAGGTAAAAATAAGTTGGTTTAAGGACAGTACAATCGTAAAGACTGCTGAATACAGTCCAGTATCATTTGAATACTTTTGTGCTGCCAAAGTAAAGCTTTTTGATACTGTTAAAATTGAGTTTCTACAGACGAGCAAGCCATATAGATATATTTGGCTGTCAGCTATCCGAAATCAAAGGATGTCAAATGCCGGAGGATTAAAGATAGTCTATGATGATATAGCGTTAGGAGCTAAAGAGGACAGCTCTATAAGTTCATCAGATAAAAAGGATTTTGTAGTACTGGATAATCTTAAAGAGGTAGTTGAGTATCCTAATTATGCTATGTGTTTGCCAAGATACTCTAAGCTTGATGGATACTATGTAAATACTCCTAATCCTGATACGTTTGAGCATATGGGGTATGTAAGCAGAAGCGTGTCTGACAGTTCAGGAAGATTTGCAAATCCCCCCACTTTAGATTTTAGATTTACAAAGAGTTTTTCAAGTGTAGGTATAAGCCTTGAGTTCAATAATTATAGTGAAGACTATTGTAGTAAGGTAAATATAAAATGGTATTCAGATAATACTTTGCTAAAGGAACAGGAATATAATCCGGATAGCTATAAATACTTTTGCTATGGCGTTGTAGATTTCTATAACAGGGTTGTCATAACATTCCTTGAAACGGATAAGCCTTTTAGAAATGCTTTTCTTACAGAGATTACTTGGGGACTTATAAGGATTTTCAAGGATGATGAGATTGAAAGTATAGATTGCTTAGTAGAAATTGACGGAACATCAAAAGAAATATCTGTAAACACTATGGAATATTCTGTAAGGGATAAGATGGGGTATGATTTTGAGTTTCAAAAGAAACAAAAGCAGACTTTATATTTTGATGAGGCTATTCTTGGAATATTCTATTTGAAGGACGGAAAGCAACTAAGCAATACAGTCTACTCAATGGAAACGCATGACGCTATAGGCGTACTTGACGGTACTGAATTTATGGGCGGAGTGTACAATCAAATAAAGGCAAAAGAGCTTTTGAGATTAATAATGCAAGGTGAAGATATACCGTACTTCATAGATACCGCACTTGAAAACAAACCTATAAGCGGATACTTACCAATTTGCTCAAAAAGAGCAGCATTGCAGCAGTTGGCCTTTGCGATAGGTGCGGTAGTGGATACAAGCTATGACAGGAATTTATACGTGTATCCTATGCGAACTACTGACATAACTCAGATAAAGCAAGAAGAGCTATTTACTAAGTTGTCGTTCTCTCACAGTGACGTAATCACTGGGGTAAAGCTTACTGTACATGAGTATATAAAAAGCAATGAGGCTATGGAACTTTTCAAAGGTTACTTAGTAGGCAGTACAAAGATAGAGTTTAGCGAACCTATGCACTCTTTGGTTATACAGGGTGGAAGTATCGTAGAACAAAGCGATAATTACGCGCGTATAAGCGGAACAGGTGCTCAAGTAGTGTTATCCGGTAAGAAGTATGTACATAACACATTCAGTATAAGTAAGGATAATGAGAGGGTAACTCACAATAAAAATGTTGCTGAGATTAAAGAGGCTACACTTGTGACTAAGGAAAATATGCAAGAAGTTCTTAACAGGTGCTATGACGATTGTATGAAGAATGAAAGCATATCATGTAGGCTTGTAGTTGATAATCATGAGCTTGGGGATCTGGTCGAACTTGACACCTTTAAGGGTAAGAGACAAGGAATAATTACTAAACTTGATTTTAAATTCAGCAGAAACGAGATTACAGCAGAGGCGGTGATAGAATGAGTAATATACTGAACACTTTAATTTTTGACAGAACAGTAGACGACTTGATAAACGATACTGATAAAGCCTATATAGCTTATACAGACTTGAATAGAGTTGAAGAGGCGTGTAAGCATTTAGCAAATCTGTTTGGTGTAAGTATCAATACAAAGGTGTGGAATATTGAAGATTTCAGAACTGAGTCAGAGATGAATAGGCTACTGGAAAATATCAAGAGGGTAAGAGAAGCCTATTATACTAAAATATCAACACCTCAAACACCGGTAAGAATTACTTATGATAGTATTTATCAAGCCAACGATATAGAGAGAATACTCAAGGACTTAGGGGATATGTACGAGAGTGCTTTAAGTGGACAGCAAAGGCTGTCTTTTTCTTTGGGTAGAAAGAGTATGGGAAACAGGAGGTAAGATGGCACTAAGAACGAATTATAAAAATGATGTTTTTGAGGGCAACAGGAAATATACACTGACTCAAGGCGGAGACGGTAAGTATGAAATCATAGACAGTACGAATTACACTGTACAGGGTGATGCGTTTGGAGCAAACGACATCAACACAACAAACTCTGCAGTAAACGCTCTGCAGGTGCTAAGGCAGGTGCTTGTAGATGTAAGTAAGTGGAGCAACACAGCACCTTATACACAAGAAATAAGTGTACCAGGTATAACGTCTGCGGACTCGCCTGGTGTAGGGCTTTACCTGTCTGGACAAGAATCAGCGGACGCTGTAAAGGCGATGAACAAAGCTTTTGCTATGGTAGATTTTGTAGAAACTCTAAACGGCAAAATAAGGGTTAAGTGTTTCAACAAAAAGCCTGCTGTAAGTTTTTGGATAGGTCTTAAGGGGGTGTAATTGTGGCGGTATGCTTAATAAATAAGTCAGGTGGTGGAGTATCTTCGGATGACGTTACTGCGAAAAGAGAGCATGTCCTGCAGGGATATACTGCACTTACAAGTGACAGCAATGATGAGCCGGTGCAAGGTACGATACCGAACAGGGGTAATGGTACGAATGTCTTAGAACTTATAAACTCTGCAGGAGAGTCAAAGCTTTACGCTCGAATGGACGAAGGATTCTACAGTAAAAACGGTCAGTACAAACCTGCTGTAGCCATACCGTATGCAGTATTGGCACAGTCAATCGGAATAAACGCAAGTAAGATACTTGATGATTACACAGTAGCAGGAACTAGAGGTGCAATCCCTAGGTGGATAGCCACTCACGGTGATGTAATCATTGCAAATCAAAGCCACTCAGGTCAGGGATTTGCTTATGATTTGCCTAACGTGGGCAGATGCATAGTAACTGGAATCAAAAATGGAGCGTGCATACAAGGCGCAAATTATGTTGCCTTGCCTAGCCCTAACTTTTTGCCACATAACATTCGTAAGGGCGTAAATATAAATGGAATTGTTGGAACTATGCCCGACTATTCAACGGGCCGAGTGGTTTTTAACGGAGCCACTTTCGATAATGAACTTGTGTCGGGAGTGGCTGACAAACCATTTTTTATAGTAAATGATTACTACGCAAATTATATTTCGAACGAATATAGATACTCAGGAATATGGGGAGGAGGAATGAATTTTTCTCTGACAACATTTTCTTCTGCACTATTAGGCAGAAAGATAGGGTGCGTGTTATCACAGTCTGTAGACCTATCACCGTTTAGCAGGATAGCTATTAATTATAATTTATCTGGTACAGTAAAGAATAATCCGAACGTAAACTTAGAGTGTTTTGTATCACCGCTACGGTCGTTAAAAAGAGCTGGTAAAATGGTGCAAGGAGTCGGGAACATAGATGGATTTTCTGAAGCTAAAGCGGTGGTGAGAGCTGGAAGCGTAACTATAAATAGACAAGGCCAATTGACTCTAGATGTTAGTAACATAAATGAACAGGCTTTTTTGATTCTTACCGCAAGCATTACCGTTGCTAATTCTAGTGAAAGCTTTTCCGGGGCGTTACAAATAACTAAAATAGAATTTTTTAATTAGGAGGTAGTCCAGTATGAAATATACAGTCATATACAGAGATAACGGAGACGTGCTGGCGGTGATACCTGAGCAGTCGGATATCAAAAATATAAAGATTGATACTTTCGAAATATCCGACAATCATATCATAGACAACATAGACACGAGCAAGACAGAGCATACTGCTGTCACCCATGCAACAGGCATGGTAAGCGCAGAAGAGTTGGAGAAGCAGGCAAAGGCTATTGACATGCTTGAGAAAACCGTTATGGAGCTTACAAGCCTTGTGATGAGTGACGAAGCTGCGAAAGATGATGGTGAACAATAATGCGATGGCTATATGTAAAGCTATACATTTTGTTAGGATATTTAATTTGTTTTGTTTTTGATGAAAGGAGACCAAAAACTATGAAGTTCAAAAATTTAGCACTGTTTTATGTAAATCTTATACTTGAAGGTAAGTGTACTTATGCTGAGGTACCACGAAAGCTAAAGCCTTATGTAAAGCAGGTGGCCATTGATTTAGGCGTATGGGAGATAGTAGAGGGTGGAACAGAGGAAACTCCAGCTACTCCGTCAAATGCCACACACGAGGAGTAAGCAAAGTGTTTTTACAGGATTTATCAGATGTTAGCAGGGTGATACATACTATCACCCCTTTTTTGACCATATTAAGCGTAGTGGTGGAAATCGCTCCTATAAAAATCAATCCTTGGACCACTGTATTCAAGTATGTGGGCAGTATTGTAAATAGGGGAGTGTATAAAAAGCTTGATAGTATAGAGTCAGCCACTCAAAGAAATGCGCAGTCTATAGAGGATATCAGAAGTGACATGGAAACAAGATTTGATGCCTATGACAAGCAAGATAAAGAGTATCAGGCTGTAGGTATGCGAAATGAGATTATAAACTTCGCTGAAAATCTCAAGCTTGGCAGGGTTTATTCAGAAAAGCAATTTGAATACATACTTGACGTGGTATCAAAATATAACATGCATTGTGAAAAATACAAAATTAAAAACCATTATATTGATGATGCACACGATATTATCAAATCTGAAATGAAAGAAAGATTTGAAGAGATTAAGAAAGGACATAGATAAAATGAATAGTTATTTTGGAAGATGGGCAAAAGCAGCAGGAGTAAGAGCATTAAAGACAGTAGCACAGACAGCAGTAGCAACGATAGGTACAGGATCGATTATAAGCACAGTAGATTGGAAGCTTGTAGTTAGTGCTTCCGTAGTAGCAGGCGCACTATCTATACTCACCAGTATAGCCGGGCTTCCTGAGGTAGAGTAATGTAGTGAGGGCTTAGGCCCTCTTTTTTAGTTGTGTTGAGAAAGGAAGAAAAAAATGGACAATGCGTATAATTCCGGTAAGAAGCTTCTTTGTGGAAGCTATACGGAGTACACTCCTTCAGGAAAAGGAAACTTTGTAAAAATGGGCCGTTGGGGGAAAGTACCACAACGAGGTGCTATAGTGTACTTTTACAGCCCTAATATGGGACGTGTATCGCATGTTGGAGCTGTAATAGAAGTAAATAAAAAAGGCGATCTATATAAGATAAAGACGATAGAGGGCAACACATCTGCAGGATTTTTCAATCGTGACGGTGGTTGTGTGGCCATAAAGACATACGAATTTACACTTAATCAGGTCGGAGGAAATAATCGCATAAATGGATTTGGCTATCCTTTTTTTGATGACGACACTTGTACAGTAGAAGATTTTATAGATACGCTAAAGGGTGAAGTAGGGTATGTAGAAAAAGCGAGCAATAAGGATTTAGAGGGCAAGTTGACAAATCCGGGAGATAAAAACTACACCAAGTATGGAGCATGGTACGGCGATAATGGAGCATACTGGTGTCAGCAATTTATCTCGTATTGTGCCTACAAGGCTTGCAAGAGGCATAAAAGAGAAGAAGCCACAGTGTGGGAGTACATACAAGGCAGATGGAAGTACAAGCTACACGGTCAGTATGTAAAAGGCCAGTGGCTTGAGATTGCAGGTCGTTGGTATGTTTTTGATGAGGCTGGAAATGCCATTGAAAAATGGTTCAAACAGGATGAAGATTGGTATTACTTAAATCCAACTGATTGCGCTATGCTGTCAGGACAATGGCTACAGATAGATTATGACTACTATTACTTGACTAGATCGGGAGTGATGGCACGTAATACCTATATAAAAGATACTCAAAAGAATATTTATTGTTGGGTAGGAGCAGATGGAAAATACTTAAAAGAGTATGATACTGCTACACCAAATATTGATAAATACGGAATAGCGGAGTAAAAGAAAAAGGCAAGGGTTTAATTCCTTGCCTACTTTTTACTGTTGTGGCTGTTCAGCTGAAATACAGATTGTTTTTTTCTCTTCATCAAAGGTGGCTATAACCTGCCTGTTATCAGGAGTTAGACCCATAACATTAATCCAGTCCTTTGGTAAGGATAATCTGGTTGATATAGAGCCTGAACCTGCCTTTTGAAACATGACATTTAATGTACGTTCACTACAGTTTTTCATTGTAAGATTTTCCTATCTGTGTTATGTTATATTTAACAGATAGGACAGTGTGAGTAAGTCCGCTGTCCCCTGTTACCTCTTTGCTAGCTATTCGCTAGCTTTTTCTTTTTTAGCCATCTCTCGAACATCACTGATAGCTTTTTGAACCTCATCCATAGTCTTGCAAGCTGCGAACTTGTCAGCCACAAGATTAAGAATGACTTCCATTTGCTTATCTGTCATACTCTCCAT